GCTACGAAATACTTTTCTTCCATGTGTTTTTTTATTTTCCTAAAAAGTCGTTTAATTTTTTCATTAAGTCAACTGACTTCTCTACATAATCGTCTTTTTGTTTATATTTTTTTTCTTCTTCAAGATTTTCTTCATACTTGTCTCTATCATCAGCATTTGTAAACAAATACGCTCCCGGTGTTGATGGTGATGATACTAAGTCAAAACAAATTAATTCAAAATCATCTTGAACTTCATTCCTTTCACCAACTTTTTTAAGTGAACCAACCCCACGAGAAGAAATACCTAAAGTAACCCCTTGTCTCATTAAGTTTGCCGCTTGGTCTCCTTTGGTTGAAACAATTCCTCTTTCATGAAATCCCGGGGAAGTTAGCAATTTAAGTTTTCCCATTAATATGTTTCTGTCCCACCATACGTCAGTAATGATATGAGATACTCGGTCTAAATCAATTAAAGATGATTCAGGGTGATTTAACTCTGATGTTGATAACCCTTTTTCGATTGCAATTTTATAATTGTCGGCCTCTCTTTTTAATATCCTTTCAGGATATGTTCTACCGTTTCTATTAGGTGTGTCATATTTTTGTAAAACAGCATAAAATTCAAATGGGTTTCTATAATCCATTTCTTTCGCCTCTTTTAAAACTTTTTCATTATGTTTGTCTTTTGGTGAAACCCAACCTGCGTCTGCCTCAACTAATATACCGTGTCCGGTTTCGGTTGCCTCTAATATTCTTAATTGTTTCATTAATTCTTTTTAAGATAAATATATCAATTATGATACTTTACAAGATAACCTCTTTTTTTGTGGTTGAAAATTCAAAATATTTGTTTGTTGTGATGTTATTATCATAGATAGATTGGACTATATTTTTTACGGAGTCTTTAATTTCTATGGATTTAAAATCTAATTCATTTGTCGTGTATAGATTTATTTCTAAATTAAAGAATGATTTTTTACCGTGAGATATTCCACTGGTCCTTAAATCTAAATCCACAATACTTTTATTTTGGAATAAATTGGTGTTAATGGATTTATAAACAGAATGTTTAATCTCTCGACTTAAATTGGAAACAACTCGATTCCAATTATCGTATTCTTCTTTTGGGGTTACCCATGATTGAATGTTTATGTAAACTGATTTTAAGTTTTTTGAATCTACGGTACCATAGACCGATTTAATTGGATTGTATAAATTTAATTTTACACTTTTTCCTTTTTTCATTAATGTTTTTCATTATAAATGTTTATTGGTTATAATAAAAATATAATTGAAATTATTGTGTATGTCAAAAAAAAAAGTGTTTTTACCGTTTGAATAGCAAAAACACTTATTGAATTATAATGTAATATGTTAAATTAAATAGATTCTTCTAAATTTTTAAGTTTTAAAAAATTCATTTGGTCAAACTTTTCATCTTTTAATCTATCGATAGTTTCAGAAATTTTTGTTTTTATTTCAGATTCTTGTTCAGTATCTAACATCCCTTTAAGTTTTGTGATTGTATTCTCACGTAAAGTCTCAAATTTAGTTTCAAGAGTTTTAGTGTCTTCAGATATTAATTGAAAAAATTCTTTTTTAGAGTTTTCATCTAAGTTTTCAATATATCCTCTTAATGTTTGGTTGGCAATACTAACCATCGATTTAATTGGAATATTAATTGATTCTTTAACCGTTTCTTTTTTAGTAGTTAAAACTTTAATTATGTTCTTCTTAGCGTTTACTCTTTCAAGTAAATTTAATTTGTTCGAATACGCCAATACATCTAAATCAGAATAATTATTTTTAATTGTTTCTGATAGACTTTTTGGTGATTTTATTGTTGGTAAAATTTTATGTAATAAACTAATTCCTTCTTCTAAAAATTCTTTAGCATCCTGTTCAGATAAACCTTGAGGCGTACTTAATTGGTCATATAATGCATAAGCCTTTGACATAGATTTATTGTTCAGAACATTATGTTTGAACTCTCTTAAAGATTTTTTGAAATCTTTCTCGTCACTATATGACTCAAGTAGATTTTTTTCGATTATGGATTTTAGGTTTCCGAAGGTCATTACACTTAATTTTATTAAATAAATATTAGGAATTTAGTAACTTATCCAATTCTTTTGAAATTTCTCCTAAAGAATCTTGACCATGACCTAAATTAATCATTTGAGCACCATCAATTAGGTTATTTTCAACTAACATATTTAAGTTATTCATTCGTGATTCCGGAGTTATTTCAGCCTCACCTCCCGCCGGTGGTGGTGCAACAGTTTCCTCACCCGCTGGCGGTAATTCTTCTCCTCCACCTAAATCAGCGGTTTCAAATCCACCTCCACCAAATGATGTCTCCGGTTCTGATGTTTCAGTAGCAGTTGCAGACGCAGTTCCTCCTGAAGTATTACCATAAAGTTTATCAATATTATCAAATAAACCTGTTTTAGTTATAACAGTCGCAGTTGCTTTAAGTTCTTCACCAACTGCTCTTTCAATTCTTTGTTGTTGTAAATCTAAACGAACCTCTTCGTCAGACCATCCAAATATATGTTTCTTAGCCCAAGTAGATGATGTTGCTTGAATACCATTTCCTGGGTCAGATACTAAATCTTTATACAATAACACTTTTTCTTTCCAAACATCAATTTTTAATAAATCGGCTTGTGTTGAAGGGTTTGATAATCCTAATGTAAAATTATCTAATTCATCTTCAAACCCAAGTAAAAATAAATGTACAATCGCGATTTTATTTAATTCCGCAACCATACTTTTTTGGATTCGATTAATAGTTCTCGCAAAACGAATATCTTGTAATGATAAATTTTTACCATCTCCAACTACTTCTTCAAATCCTAAGAACGCCTTAGGAACACGAAGAGCGGTTAATAATTTCTTTTGGATGTATTCAATATCCGCAATCTCAGAAAGGTTTGTTGCTCCCGGTAATGTTGTAATAGGGTCCGGTGCTGATGGGTCTCTCACAGGAATAAAGTAATCTTGGTCAACCGCCATTTGATTAAACCTCATATCTACGTTACCTGTTTTATTATCAACTACTTGTTCTCTTTTGAATTTGTTCGCAACACGTTGTACATACGCCTCAACATCATCATCGTTCATATTACCTACGAATACTTTAAACATTCTTCTCTCAGGTGCTCTTGATGTACGATAAATCAACATCGCATCCTCAGATAATAATAATTGTTTCCAAATACGTCTTGCTTTTTCTAACATAGACGTACCATAAGGAAGTTTTCGGTCGTCCCCTAATAATCTAAAGTGACCAATCTCCCATGATTGAAATTCCATGTTTTTATTCTTCCAAGTAAAATGAAGTGATTTTTTATCTTTATCCATTTCCTTAGTAATATCTGTTGAGATTTTTGCACTAACACCTACTTCATGACGTTCAATTTCAATGGTAGGTAATTGTTGTACACCAACAATACCCTTTTCAGGGTCTAATTTTAAATAAATAAAGTTATCACCATACTTACAAGTGTTTCTTGTCCACATTGGTAAGTTAGTGTTAATATCAAGTGAGTTATTAAATAAATCTGCTAATACTCCTTTTATTCTTTTTGATTCAGAATAAATTTGTAAAATAAAACCATCTTCATTTGTTGTTGTTGATTCTTCCGCGTAGATATCTAATGCAGCCGAAATCTCAGGAGTATACTCCATTGACTCGTAATCATATTGTGCAGATAATCTTGATGGTTCGTAATAGATTGCTTGTGAATATAAATTATTCTCAACTTTCGCCCATTGGTTTGTTAAGTAAAAGGTTTGTTGTGCCTGTAACTTCTCTTTTTCGTATTCTTCCTTACTTTTGGTACGTAATAACTCCTTCTTATCAAACTTAAAAGTTGGATAATCTTGATTTAATAAAGAATTTGGCCCAAATGTTTGGGACAATCTCTGCCATACCGTCATATTATTTTGTTGTTCACTCATGATATAAATTTACTTGTTTCCTCAGTAATATAAATAGTATTACCCACCAAATAACCACCCATATTTTTGGTAATCTTCCCTAGTGGCTCCTTGGTTTATTGGATGTTGTCTACCCATTTGAGGTACCATTGGATTAAAAAACTCAGATGAGTTTTTATTTTCATTTACCGCAGTAGACCAAGAATTTAACATTGCTCTGGTATGGTTGGTAACTTTTTCTAATGATTGGAATGATTTTTCCGCAACATATATTGCCATCGCAATACTCATAATACAGTCATCATGATGCATTTTTTGATGGTCAGGTCGTCCATTAATGTAAACAAACGTATTCATTTCGTTATAAAGACGACTTGAATAAATTCTAAACTTATGTCTCATCGCTTCTTCAAACGCTGCAATAATCTGAACTCTTTTTGAATTAAAGTTAATTCCCGGGATTTTTTCATTTATTTTTGGGTCATACTTCCACTTATTGGTTGTATCAACACCATCAACATATAATCCACCCTGATAGTTCATTTCTTGTAGTTTTCTTGCTGTTGAAACTCCCATACCACCTGTAATATCCACAACACAATAAGCACTATACATAGTACCCCACTTATATGCAATCTCCGCTAAAATGTCCGGAGGAACTTTTCCAACATATTCTAACACCTGTTCTCTAGTATCAAAATCAATAATCTCAACACTTGAAAAATCTTCAGAATCACCACGAGATACATCACAACCCATAACATATTTATGTCCATTTTCCGGTTCTTTCCATATCCATAATCCACCACCCATCATTTTAGCCATTGGTTCTTTAACTTGATTTTTGGCAATGTCTTGCATCAAATCAGAATCAAATACGTTATCTCCGGAACCTAAGAAGTTACATTCTAACTCTTGAGCAACCTTACGTCTATCATATTTTAATTTTTTTACCATTCCTTCAAACCAAGCAGAACATGGCTTGTACCCATCTTCAATATATTTGGTTACAATTGAATGGTCTCTTTCAAATGGATTAGTCATTGATAAGTCAATAATGACCTCATCAAGGTTATATTCTTCCCTATTTAATAAAAAGTGAACTAAATCGTGTGTTTTAACCATATACAAATCTTTTGTATATCGAGGGTCACGGTACCAAAACATTTCAGAAATTTTAAAGTCATTCATGTTTCTAAGTGACTGGTCATAAATTTCATAATAAATTGCATCATAACCATTTGGTGTGGAAACTACAATTACTTTACCCCCGGTAGATAGGGATGCCATACACGCTGACCAAAAATCTCCGTCAGCCTCAATAAACGCCGCCTCATCAAAGATAAGAATAGTTGGGGTATAACCCCTCAATGCATCTCGAGATGTCGCAACTGCTTTTACCTCACACCCATTTGTTAGTTTAAAATGTCGTTGTGCATTTTTTTCGTTTGAAAAACCTACTCCAACCCAACTAGGCCATTGTTCGGTAAAACTTCTAATTTTATTTGCCATCTCCATGGACGTATCCAATTTATTGGCGATGATTAGAATTTTTTCAGGCTTAGTTTTTTTTGCAAATACAAGTTTTTTAGATGCCCAAGCAGCTGTCACAGTAGATACACCTGCCTGTCTGTACTTAAGGGCAATATTTTCATTGTATTTATCGTAATCCTCAATCAAGGATACTTGGTCGGGGAATAAATCTAACGGTACGTATTTTGATACCGTATTATCGTATGTCTGTAAATAAGTACGAAGTGCGTAGGGTGTATTCCTCATGCACTTCGTTATCTCAATTATTAATTGTTCTTTATTATTCAAAAGTCATTTTTGGTTATTTAGGTCTCGATATACCTAAACTACCCAAGAAATCATCTAATCCGTCGTCTTCGTCTTCATCAGAATCAATCCCTTCTTCTTCTTTGTAATCTTCAAACTCTTCTTTAATTTTGATTGCCTCTCTCATAATTTCATCAAATTTTGAGGTCGCTTTCGCCACTTTTGAAGAATCTTCAGAGATTGCGTTTCCGATAATTTCTAAAAACTCTTGGGCTTCAATTTGGTATAACAAAGTATGAAACCAGTTTATCAAACCTTTGTTCTCAGGTTCGTACATTTTATCAGGTAATGCAAACCTTATTCTTTCCACGATTTCCGGACCTATTCTCAACTGCATTGGTTCATTACTTAATGTATCAGTTTGTCCCATAACTCGTTGAGCCATTTCAGGGTCTTTAGGTAATCCGTGTCTACCTTTCGCCTCTTCTAATCCTTTGATTATTTCATGACATAAAATTGGGAAGATTAAACCAAACGCTTTTATCACTGTGTCCGGAGTTTCTTCTCCTTCTTCTCCTTCTTCACCCTCTTCGTCATTATCATCTAATTCAACTTTTCCCGCAATTCCTTGACCTGTTTGACTCATCATTTCAATCATTTGTTCCATACTAAAGTATAAGAAATCATTAATTGCCATAATACCTAAGTAATCACCATAAAGAGATGGGTCAATTTCGTCAAGTCTTGCTTTAATATCCGGTTTTTGAAAAATATAATGACCTTTTTTCGCAGCACCCTGAATAATTGCATTAATTATGTTTCTTTTATGTTTTTCTAATTCAAAAATTTCGTCCTCAGTTAAATCCTCAATATCAAAAGACGGAATTTCCATTTCTTCTTCCTCATCTTCTTCCTCTTCATCATCCTCTTCTTCAGGTTTCATTCTAAAGTTAGACGTATCAATCGGTTCTCTATTTAAATAAGCTTCAATTTTATACCAATCAACAGGTACTTCAGATTCCTCTAACGCCGCCTCAATTGCTAATTCTTCAAGTTCATCCCTATGTGCCGCCTCAATTCTCATGATGTTAGGTAATTTTCTCATCATCTCTTGGTATATCATACCTTGAGTTTGTTGAGAACTTAAATTTTGAATACCTGTAACATCACTTAATTTTTCAGCAACTTTTTGAAATCGATTACTAACTAATCTTTGAACGTCACCCTCTTTCTTTTTCATTGCGGGATTCTGAGCATATAAACCTTCAGGACTTGCAAGTTTTCTTTCCAAATTTGGGTCCATTCTTTCAGGTCTATCCCCGTAATCTAATTGTTCTTTAATTTTCTTTGCCATTATTATTTTTCTAAGATTTGCATAATCACATCCATAATTTTGTCTTTAGACTCCTCAGGTGATGGTCTATTAGCCTTCGGTGCCGGATTAGTTCCCGGATTTGGATTCTTACCAGGATGATTTGGTCTTGTACCAGGTTTTGTTGTCGGTTTTGTTCTCGTCGGTGCGGTCTCAGTACCTGCCTCGTTTAAATAATTCATAAGTTCCTTTTTAGTTATTTTTGGTGGTAAATTTCTTTCCACAATTTTAATAATTTCATTCTCAAGGAACAAAGATACGGGATTTTTTTGTTCTTTCAAAGATTTTTTTACATCCTTAACGCATCTCTCATATTTATTATTTTCTTTAGCACTCCATAAGTGTCTTTCTCTAGTACCAAATTCTTTACCTAATTGTGATGTACAAATGGCCCATGGATTATCTTCATCTTTTTTAGACTTCTTTTTCTCTTCGGACATACCAATCATTTTACTATCGTGATTTTCAGGTGAAGTGTCATCGTCCATCCCATCATCAGACGCTTGATATTCGTCATGAGAACCTTGTTGCCCTGTATATGCTTGGTCAGCGTCTAAATCAAAATCATCATCTTCAGACATTTCAGATTCTGTTGCTGTAACCATAACTTCTTTAGTGTTTGGGTCTTGTGTAATATTTAAATTACCAACCTTACCACCTGATGGACCTACTTTATAAGTTTTTTTAGCAGGAACTTCGGTTACTTGTTCATTAACAAGTTTACTATGTAATACATTAATTTGCGATTCTGTTAATTTCCCAACAGTTTTTGAGGATAACCCTTTTTCGATAAGTTCTAATGCTTTAATATTAATTTTCATAAATAACTTTCTTTTCAAATTCTAATACCAAATCTCTTTCGTATAGTTTGTCTTTTATTTCTTGTTCCGGAACTCCAAATCTAAATACCATTCTTTTCTTAATGTTTTCGTCATCAGTTTCCCATGCTAATGCAATTATGTCATCCATTGCATCCATCACTGAAAAAAAATCGGAGTTTTGAATCAATTCCAATTTTACATCAGTATCTCTCAAAACTCCTACTTTTTTAATATATTTTAAATCGGGTGGTTGAGGATATCCATTAGATGGTCGATTATCCCACGATTCACCCCACACGTCTAAAGTGTCCGAGAATACGAATTCGTAAAGATTATCCCCTTTATAGTTAGGACCTAAACCATTTACGTAAATCAAATAACTCATGACAATAATCCTTCAGGTGTGATTTTAATTTCTTTTCCTTTATTTTCAAAAACTAAATTATTTTTATTAGTTTTCCCTATAATTTTTGCTCCTAAGTTTTCTTCTAAAAATTTTTGAGAAGCTAATTCTTGTTCAATAGTTTCAGTTAATTTAACAACTGATTTCATTTGTCTTCTAACCTCAGTAATTGTTTTGGTTTTTCTTTCCGCAGTTTTTTGTCTATTCTCAACAATTTCTTTTTTAGAAACTTCAAAATATTTTGATAATACTTTATCTACTTTAGACTCTCCAAAAATACTATCAAAGATAGCTCCGTTTCCGTAATCTGAATCTTTTTTCTTGAATTTAGAATATTTGTACGAATCCTCATCATTATAAAAATCATCAGGATTAACATCATTAACATCGTCGTACTCATAACCTTCTCCCATATCACCTTCAACAGCAACATCCATATCAGCTTGGATATCTTCAACTTCACTATCGTCAGTTAAGTCTTCACCATCCATATCGTCTCCACCTAAATCTTCAGTTTCGTCTTCGAATTTAGATAAAATATCTTCTCTATCCTCTTCTGTTAATTCAGTTAAATCAAACGAAGATAATACCATATTGATAACGTATTTGATATTCTCAGAAGTCATACCTTCTTGAGACTCTAATGTTCTAATTTTTTGAGTCAATTTACCTGTTAATTTTTGAATAGATTTAAAAGTAACAGTTTCATTTGAATCGTCAGATTCAGTATCATCCATTTCCATGTCATCCATTTCCATATCGTCTTCCATTCCCATGTCATCCATTTCCATATCGTCTTCAATACCCATATCATCCATTGGTGATGGTGGTAATTCCGGAGATGGGACTGCTGGTGGTGCTGAAGGAACCGCTGCCGGTGCCGGAGCATCTATTTGTGGTTTTGGGGTTTTTAATGTGAATTTTTTTTGTTCACCATATAAAGACAAACCTTCTTCATTTTCGTTAAGTCTATTTAACTCACCAGCAACTAAGTTTAATCTTTTGAATGCTTGTGAATATGAAGAATAGTATTTTCTATTTTTCATTGGCTCCATATAATCTGTTTCAGATTCTGAGATAGTTTTCTTAATGATATAACCTTGTCTCTCTTTAACAATTTCATATTTATTACCATCTGCAAGACTAATAGAATATTCTGATGTTGCATTTTCGTTTATACGATTAGGAATTACTTCATTGAAACGAGCAATTTCCATAATTCTTTTTAATTTTTGGTCCCCTGTTAGTTTTTCACTACCAATTGGTTTTAAATTTCCCATTGTATATTAATTTGTTTTGTTTTTAATTATTTAATCCGTTAAATCCACCTAACGTAATTGCGTTTAACTGAGCATATGGTACACCATATGCGTCGGTATAGATAGGGTGTGGTGCAATTCCATTTGCCGGTCCTCCCTCAGTAATTGACCCACCACTAAAATTACCTAATATTTCAACAGTATACGCGTATTGATTATCCACACTATATCCTGTTAATGGATATGGACTTGGTGATGGTGTTTGAGTTTGTGTTGGTGTTGGTGTGTTTGTCGGCGTATTTGTTGGTGTACCCGTATTTGTTGGTGTATTTGTTGGGGTACTAGTTGGAGTACCTGTATTAGTCGGTGTGTTTGTAGGTGTAGGTGTTTGAGTGCTTGTGTTAGTCGGAGTATTTGTTGGTGTACTCGTATTAGTTGGCGTATTTGTTGGAGTAGGAGTTTGAGTATTTGTTGCCGTTACAGATGGTGTTGGTGTATTTGTTGGAGTATTTGTTGGTGTACCTGTCTGAGTCTGAGTTTGAGTTTGAGTTGGAGTTTGAGTTGGTGTTGGAGTTGAGGTATTAGTCGCAGTTACCGATGGAGTTGGGGTATTGGTTGGTGTTGAAGTTTGAGTCGGTGTTGGTGTTGGTGTTGGATTTACAGAAAAACAAGTTGAACAATCACCATAATTTGTTGACATTGTTGCAACATAATCTGAACCTGTTCCTGGCTCCGCAGTATCAACCACCTCATAACATCCCTGAGTTGTTACACCTGTGAATGTTAAATAATAATTTCCTCCCACTGCTGGAAGTGATGAACTGTTAAATTCTACGGTTAGTGATGAACCACCCGCGCAAGGTGCTATAAGATATGTAACGAATGCCATTTAATTTTTTATTTATAAATATACGATTATTAACAATTATTGAAATTTAACCAACTAATCCTCCATTTTTCTTTCAACGGATAGTTCTTTGTCGGTACCTTTATTTATTGAATTAAATAATTTTTCAATATGTTCGGACCTTCTCAAATATTTAAACACCAAATTTTCATAGGATAATTCCCCATCACCATCCAATCCGGATTG